ATACAAAGCTGTTGAGCAGCTCATCAAAGTTGCTAAAGAAGATATCATCAAGATTGACTCAGAAGATGACTTGGCTGCGGATAAGTTAAAGAATGCTGCCGCGTCAAAACGATTGGCTATATTTGATGCATTCGACATATTAAATAGAATTGAAGCTGAAAAAGCTAGTTTAGAGGAGGTAACACATGAATCGCAAAAACTTGACACTAAGCAAGGATTCGCAGAGCGGAGAGCTAAATAAGCTTTATAGTCTTGCCAATGATCACATACAAAAACACACTCGTGATCAGAAGAACCGAAATTACAGTTGGCAGTATGGTTACATTGACCAATACAACCTCATTGTAATATCAAAGACAGGTCAGATAGGTGATATATACCTCATTAATGGTCTGTATATTGCACTTCCGCTTGCACCCAATAACTGTGAGAAACGCAGTGATAAGTCATCCGAGCAGTATTGGTCTAGAGTTGAACTTCCAAAACAACTGTCTAGAATTCAGTCAATCTTCCAATGGCATGAGATGCCTAAGGAGTTCAAGGCTAAATATGTAGACTATATTGAGGAGCAGTTTGATCGAAGAGATCATGGGCATTGGTTTATGAACAATGGTAAGCCAAACTATATCACAGGGTCTCATTACATGTACTTGCAGTGGTCTAAGATTGATATCGGTTATCCTGACTTTCGTGAGGCCAATCGCATCTTCTTTATATTTTGGGAAGCTTGTAAGGCTGATACGCGCTCATTTGGAATGGTGTACTTAAAAATACGCCGCTCAGGTTTCTCATTTATGTCATCATCAGAGTGCGTGAACATTGCAACCCTTGCAAAAGATGCACGCGTTGGTATCCTATCAAAAACAGGTTCTGATGCCAAGAAGATGTTTACTGATAAGGTGGTGCCAATAAACAGCAACCTTCCATTCTTTTTCAAGCCTGTCATGGATGGTATGGACAAGCCAAAGACAGAGCTTGCCTACCGCGTGCCGGCATCTAAGATTACTAAGAAAAATATGCATGACATTGACGATGATATCGTAGATGGCCTTGACACAACAATAGATTGGAAGAATACTGACGAGAACTCATACGATGGTGAGAAGTTACTATTCTTAGCACATGATGAGAGCGCTAAATGGATAAAGCCAAATAACATCCTAAACAATTGGCGTGTAACAAAGACGTGTTTGCGTTTGGGATCTAAGATTATCGGTAAGTGCATGATGGGCTCAACATCAAATGCACTGAGCAAGGGTGGTCAGAACTACAAAAATTTGTATGAGGACTCTGATCCATATACTCGCAATGCCAATGGTCAGACCAAGTCAGGCTTATATAGCTTGTTTATTCCAATGGAGTGGAACATGGAGGGCTTTATTGATAGGTACGGCATTCCCGTATTAAGAAAACCACCTGCGCCAATCAGAGGTGTTGATGATGCGTTGATTGTTAATGGTGCCATTGACTATTGGGAGGCTGAGGTTGACTCGCTTAAGAATGACCCTGATGCTCTCAATGAGTATTACCGTCAGTTCCCACGCACAGAGTCACACGCGTTCCGTGATGAGAGTAAGGCTGCGTTATTTAATCTCACAAGAATTTATCAGCAGATTGACTACAATGATACATTGATTCAAGAGCACCATTTGACTAGAGGTAGCTTTAGCTGGAAGGATGGCATCAAGGATACCAAGGTTATATTTACCCCTGACAAAAGAGGTAGGTTTTTGGTTGGATGGACGCCAAATAAAGGCCTTCAGAACAATGTATATGAAAAGAATGGAATAAGACACCCGGGCAATGAGCACATTGGCGCATTTGGGTGTGACTCCTACGATATATCAGGTGTTGTTGTTGGACGTGGGTCTAATGGTGCACTGCATGGCCTAACCAAATTCCATATGGACGATGCCCCTATCAATCAGTTTTTCTTAGAGTATATCGCTCGTCCTCAGACTGCTGAGGTATTCTTTGAGGAGGTATTGATGGCGTGCGTGTTTTATGGTATGCCAATCCTAATTGAGAACAACAAACCTCGTCTATTATATCACTTTAAGAACAGAGGCTATAGAGGGTTCTGTATTAACAGACCTGACAAGACGTACAACAAGTTGTCAAAAACAGAGCGTGAGCTAGGTGGTATACCAAACTCATCGGAGGATGTGAAGCAAGCGCACGCAGCAGCTGTTGAGTCATACATCGAGAAGTATGTCGGCATGGTAAGCGAAGATGAGATGGGCTATATGCCGTTTACTAGGACCCTTGAGGATTGGGCTAAGTTTGACATCAGCGATCGTACAATGTATGATGCCACAATTAGCTCAGGATTAGCTATTATGGCTTGTCAAAAGCACTTATATCAACCTGAGAGAAAAGAGTCAAAAATAAGCATTAAATTTGCTACATATAATAATAAAGGGAATATTAGCTCCTTGAATGTATGAAAGAAGTAATAGTAAACATATCAACCACATCATTTCCGAGTCAATTCGCAAGTGATGCGGAGAAAGAAACACTTGAGTTTGGTCTCCAAGTTGGACAGGCCATTCAATACGAGTGGTTTCGTAAGGATGGTAATCAATGTAGATACTACAGTCAATGGAGAGATTTCCATAGATTAAGACTATATTCAAGAGGCGAACAGCCAATTCAAAAGTATAAGGAAGAGCTTGCTATTGATGGCGACCTTTCATATATGAATTTGGATTGGACTCCTGTTCCTATCATTCCTAAGTTTGTTGATATTGTTGTAAATGGCATGTCTGATCGTTTATTTAAGGTTAAGGCATATTCTCAGGATGCAATGTCACAGGCTAAGCGCAGCAAGTACCAAGATATGATTGAAGGTCAGATGGTTGCAAAAGACCTTTTGATGAACATTAAAGAGCAGACAGGTGTAGACCCGTTTGTTATGGAGCCTGATGAGTTACCTAGTAATGATGAGGAACTCTCTTTGTACATGAACTTGAACTACAAGCCTGCGATTGAGATTGCTGAAGAAGAAGCCATCAATACCATTCTTGAGGAGAACCACTATGACTATGTGAGAAAACAGTGCGAGTATGACCTAACTACAATAGGCATTGCTGTTGAAAAGCACGAGTTTCTTCCCGGAGCAGGTGTGCAGATTTCTTATGTAGATCCTGCAAATATTGTTTACAGCTATACTGAGGACCCGTACTTTAGAGATTGTTTTTATTGGGGAGAAATTAGAACTCTTCCAATCACAGAGCTTTTAAAGATTGACCAATCTTTGACTAAAGAAGATTTAGAGAAAATTTCAAAATACAGCCAAAGTTGGTATGACTACTACAATGTAGCTCAGTTCTACGAGAATAATATCTTTTACCGTGATACGTGCACTCTTCTTTACTTTAACTATAAGACTACTAAAAAAATTGTATACAAGAAGAAAATTCTTGACAATGGAAATACTCGAATGATTGAAAAGGATGATAAATTTAATCCTCCTGTAGAAATGATGGAGGAAGGCCGATTCGAAAAAGTAGAGAAGACTATTGATGTTTGGTATGAAGGCGTAATGGTCATGGGTACCAATATCTTGCTTAAATGGAAGATGTCTGAGAACATGGTTAGACCAAAGTCAGCTACTCAGCATGCATTGCCAAACTATGTGGCTGTTGCACCTCGCATGTACAAAGGTGTGATTGAGTCACTAGTTCGTAGAATGATACCATTTGCTGACTTGATTCAGTTGACACACTTGAAGCTACAGCAGGTTATATCACGCGTTGTCCCTGATGGTGTATTTATTGACGCTGATGGTCTCAATGAGGTTGACCTTGGTACAGGTGCTGCATACAACCCTGAGGATGCGCTTCGATTATACTTCCAAACGGGTAGTGTAATTGGTCGTAGCTACACTCAAGATGGTGAGTTCAATAATGCTCGTGTTCCAATCCAAGAGCTGAATAGCAACTCAGGTCTAAGTAAGACTCAGATGTTGATTACCAACTATAATCATTACCTTGATATGATTCGTTCAGTGACAGGTCTTAATGAGGCTAGAGATGGTTCAGACCCTGATCCGCGCGCATTAATTGGTGTTCAGAAACTTGCGGCATTAAATTCAAATACAGCCACACGTCACATTCTTGATGGAAGCCTGTATATGTTCAGGTCTATGGCTGAGGCGCTTACATATAGGATTGCTGATATCTTAGAGTACGCTGACTTTAGAGATGACTTCGCCAATAAGATTGGCAAATATAATGTATCCATTTTAGAAGAGATTAAAGACCTATACGTATATGATTTCGGAATTTTTATTGATATCTCTCCAGACGAAGAGCAAAAAGCACAACTCGAGCAAAACATTCAAATTGCTTTATCTAAAGGTGATATTAACCTTGAGGATGCGATTGATATCCGTGAGATTAAAAATATCAAATTGGCTAACCAACTTCTTAAGGTAAAACGAGTTAAGAAGCAAGAGCAGGAGCAGAAGAATGCTATGCAGATGCAGGCAATCCAAGCTCAGCAAACTCTTCAATCTCAGCAGATGGCAGCTCAAACAGCTATGGCTAAGATTCAGGCTGAGTCTCAAGCTAAGATGCAGTTGAAGCAAGCTGAGGTGGCTTTTGAGATTGAGAAGATGAAGAATGAGGCCATACTTAAGCAGCAGTTGATGCAGACTGAGTTTGATATGCAAATGCAACTTAGGGGCATGGAAGTAGAGTCTTTGAAGTCAAGAGAGGATAAAAAAGAAGAAGCCAAAGACAAAAGGGTTTCAATTCAAAATACTCAGCAATCTAAGCTCATAAATCAAAGGAAGAATAATTTACCTCCAATCGACTTTGAATCAAATGAGGATAGCTTGGATGGGTTTGATTTAGCGGAGTTTGAACCTCGTTAAAACAATAAAAAATAATATATAACTTTGTAAAAATTAAATCAAATGGAATTTAAAGTAAAAGAAGTATCAGGCATCGTTGAAAAGAGTGCCGCTCAGATTGAAGAGGAATTGTTAAACAAGCATGAGGAGCAGTTCAATAATGTGCCTCCTGTGGATACACCACCGATTGATGAGCCACTTGTCGAGACGCCTATAGATCTTAAAGAAGAAGACGTTCTTTCATATTTAGGAAAACGATATAACAAGGAAATTAACTCATTTGATGAGTTGATGGCAGAACGAAAAGAGGCAGAAGAATTGCCTGAAGACGTTGGTGCATTCCTTAAGTATAAGCGCGAGACAGGGCGTGGTATCCAAGACTACTTGAAACTTCAAGAGGACTTTGATACAATGAATCCTGACGTGCTTTTGAAGCAATACTTCAAGGACACTGAAATTGGTCTCGATGATGATGATATCGATGCGCTAATGGAAGAGTTCAAATATGATGAGGATTTTGACGATGACTCTCATGTTAAAAAAGCGAAGATTGCAAAGAAAAAAGTTATTGCTAAGGCCAAAGAACACTTCAATTCTCAGAAAGAGAAGTATAAGCAACCTCTTGAGTCAAGTGGGTCAGCTATTCCAAATGCTGAGAAAGAAGAGTTTGAGGCGTATAAACAATATATACAACAAGCTAAAAATCAAGAGGAGGATCAAAATCGTAAAAGAGATTGGTTCTTAAAGAAAACTGACGATGTGTTTAGTCAAGAGTTCAAAGGTTTTGAATTCAATATTGACGACAAGAAAGTGGTTTTCTCTCCGGGAGATACCGCAGAACTCAAGAAGCTTCAGTCTAACCCTGCTAATTTTATTAACAAGTATTTAGATGAAAGTGGAATGGTTAGTGATGCAGCAGGATACCATAGGTCTTTAGCAATCGCAATGAATCCTGAGAAGTTTGCCAAGTTCTTCTACGAACAAGGTCAGGCTGATGCGACAGAAGATGTTACTAAAAAAATTAAGAACATCAATATGTCTGAGCGCAGAGCCCCTGAGGCAACCGTCAAAGGAGGAATGCAAGTCCGACAAGTAAACCCTGACGCAGGTCGTGGGTTGAAAATCAAAAGTGCAAAAAGAATATAAACAATTAAAAAAAGAAAAAAATGTCTTTATTATCTACACCCGGGTACAACTTACAGCCAAGTGCTGAGCAGGTGCCATTATCGTCAAACTATTTGACAAACTTTAACTTCATGAATCAGTATTTACCTGATACATATGAGAAGGAATTTGAGCGTTACGGAAACCGTACCGTTGCATCTTTCTTGCGTATGGTAGGTGCTGAGATGCCGTCTATCTCTGACCAAATCAAATGGGCAGAACAAGGCCGTCTTCACACGAAGTACAACAAAGTTGTTTCTACAGCTACATTAACTAACGCTGACAGTGCTACATTCCAAGTGAATGATCCTTATGTAGTAACAAATACTGTTGGTATTGCTTTCCGTGCAGGTCAAACTGTAATGATTACTCCTAACGTTGCGGGTCCTACCCAAAACAAAGCTATCGTTACTGCTGTTAACACTGCTACTAACCAATTTACAGTTGCTTTCTATGAGGCATTAGGTATGACCAATGCTTCTACAGCTAACGAATTTAGCGTATTTGTTTACGGTTCTGAATTCAAGAAAGGCACTACAGGTATGATTGGTTCATTGGAAGCTGAAGACGAAATCTTCTCTAACAGCCCAATCATCATCAAAGACAAGTATGCTGTCAACGGTTCTGACATGG